ATTTGTATTTACGCTATATGCGTGTGATGCTAAATAATTTCCAACTCTTGTTCCACTTGAGTTTGAAAAGAATATATTAGTAGCACCTCCTGCAAAACCACCAGTGTTTGCTACAGAAATAGTAGATAAGATGCTAGAGTTTGTTGCTACTGTATCACCAGAAGCAAGCGTTGTTGGAAGTGCAACTGTTGTTATTGTATTATATGAGCCATTTTCACCTAAAGAACCGCCACCTGATGAAGCACTCTTTGTTATTGTACCACCAGAGTTGCTTGTAGATGTAGAAGGCACTTCACTGCCACCCCTGTACAAATCGCTCATTGATATTGCACCAGATATACCAAATTCAGTTCGCATATCATCCATGCTTATTGCACCACTACTTTGAAGAGTCATAACAATCACAACTTTGTTTTAATATTTCTACTTCTTTTTTTAGATCTTTAATTGCTTCAATAAGAACGCCAACTAAATTTCCATAAGCAACTGATTTATATTCACCATCCTCTACAACTTCTGGTATTACTTTTTCTACTTCCTGCGCAATAACTCCCATGCCTTTTTCTGCACTTTTTGTATAAGTAACACCTCTTAAATTCATTACTTTATCTAAAGCATTTTCTATTGTTTCTACGTCTGTTTTTAATCTTTCATCTGAAAAAGCTGTAATATTACCAGAAGCAGTTATGGTTGTAGAAGCAGTTATTGCACCAGTAACAGCAAGAGTAGATCCATTATAAGTTAAATTAGCTTCAGCTTCTAATGTATCAGCAGTGCCACTGCCTGTTATAATTCTATTATCAGCATTATTGTTAATAGTTGTTAAAGTAACTGTTCCAAAAGATAATGCGCCAGATCCATCTGTTTTTATAAATTGATTAGGACTGCCATCAGACGTTGGATAAGTTAAACCGCCAATTGTTGCATTCGTTATTGTTGCACCTGTCATAACTGGTGATGTTAAGGTGCTTGCTCCAGTATCCATATTTTTTAACAATGCACCTAACGCCCTAAGAGCATTATTAATATTTGATGGCGCAGTACCTTCACCTATATCAACACCATTGATATCTGTATTAGATCCTGCGGTAGCTGAAAAACCTGCTATTGTTGAAATTGTCATTTATTTGCTCCTTAATATATTTGCAACATATTTTTATTTTTGGGTGGGTGTTGTAAAGGCGTATCAACAAATGTATCTAGCAAACCCCCATAACCTCTTTCAATTGGGTAATCTATCAATCCTCTATTAATTTGTTCAAAAGGATATTTAGTTTTTTTAAATGGACTTTCTACAGTTGTTAATCTTGGTCATTCCCCATTCTTGCAGTAATTGCTCTTGCTTCAACTTCACCTAAAGAATCTTTGTAAATATCAAAAAGCAACCCTTTCGCTCCTGCTTTGTCGTAAATATCAACTTTGTTTAACAGGTCACCTGCTTTTTTATCTTTTTTTATAGCTTCGTTAAAATTTTGATATCCTACAATTTTAGGGTTTGCTTTTCTTTCTAGTTTTTTTATTTGGGATTGAATTTGCTTTCTATCTTTATAATTTGATAAAGTTTGTTCAACATTTTTTGGTCTGTATAAATCAGGAATTTTACCATATTTTTCTTCAAATTCTAAGTTGTATTTTTTAAGATTTTGATCATGGATGTATTGGAACGCTTTGTTCATCCATTTATCTCTTTCAACACTTTTTCGTTTAGGAAATTTTCCTAATTTGTTAATAATTTCGCTACCATATTCGTACCAATCAGATTGATTAAACAACAATCTTGGTTGCAGACCATAATCTCTTGTTGCAAGGTCTTTAAGTTTTGCAAGATAATCAGCTTGATATAAAGGTGTTAGTTGTTTTTTAATTTGTTTATAATCTAAATAATCATCTGTATTATTGGACTGAATATCACTTAAAAAACTTTTGTGTTTTTTTAACGTATGTTTTATTGCATTAACACTTGTATTTGTTCCACTAGCAAATCCTTCTTTATCTTGAATCCAGTGTTGAATTTCATGTAGTAAAGTCTTTTTAATTTCATTTTTATTAACGGCATATTTTTCATCTGTTGATGCTTTTACAATTTCTTGACCTTTTTCGTTTTTACCCATTTTATAATAAAAGTAAGGTGTATTTATAGAAATAGTTTTTCTTGAAGGGTCATACATTCCTTTATGACTAGCATTAACATCATTGTAAAAATCTACTTTTATATCTTTTGCATCTGGGTAGGCTTTATAAAGTTCATCATGTTTTAAAATATTTTTTAAAGGCTGTTGTGCAATTTTATAATTAATATCATCAGCAAGAATAGTAGTTTCAAAAGCCATATCTTTAACTGTTTTTAAATTAAGCACAGATTTTTCATCAGGAATTTCAAACCTAATTTTTTCATCTGGGAGTTGAAATAACCCAACCCCATATTTTTCATTTGTTTTATCAAAAAATTCTTTTTGATTTGTATAACCTCGCCAATCTTTACTTTCTTCTAATAAACCTTGCACTTCTTTTTGTTTTTCCAACATATCTTTTGTTAATGAAAGTCTTAAATTATCCGATTTATCCATTAGTAGTTTTATTTCGCTAGATGGTTTTGCAATTTGATTTAAAGGCTTATCAACGTCAGACCATATTTTATAATCATCAATAATTTGTTGCTCAGTTTTTATTAAATCATCTACTTTGTCTAAATTTTTTAAATTAGGCGGATAAGTTTTTGCTCTACTGCCTGCGAACATCCCAATTGAATTTTTTGGCGTTCCTAACAAACCAGAACCTGTATAAGCTGTTCCGCCTGCTAAAAGTCCTAAATTATTTATTTCATCAATTGCCTGCGAACTTAGTTTGCCATCAACTGGAACAAACTTATTGCTAACTGGTCTATTTTGATTAAAAATAAAATTTGTTAATGGAATAGTACCTTCATCAATAGTGCCACCTGCCATTTTTCCAGATTCAAGCAAACCGCCACCTAAATCTCCTAATCTAGATAACATATTAGGCAATGCTAAACTAAGGAAGCCTAAAGACGATGAATAAGGCATATTTTGTTGCGCCATATTAAATCCTAATTATTCTGTTGTTCTATTGCTGATAAAGGTAATTGAACTAAACCTTTTCTGATCATATTTCCTAATTGTGGTATTTGATTTGCAAATTTGTTAATGCCTGCCATACCGCCTTTTGTGTAAGCCAAAGAAGGTATTGCGCTTAAAAGCATTAAAGGTAAACTTCCAGTTGTTACACCAGTTCCACCAGTTAACATTCCTGCTGTTAATAATCTTTCAGCCGTACCAGAATTAGGTACTTTTGAGCCTAGCACTCTTTTGCCTGCACCTGCTATATCACTAAATGGCATTTCAGCCATTGAAGATACTTTCTTGCCTTTAGACAGGTCTGCACCTTGTACTGCACTTACTAATTGGTTAGGAGTAAAAAAATCATTTTGGTTTTGACTTTTTACAGTTTTTTCTAAAATCTTATACATAGAATATGATTGATCAGTTGCTGTTAATTTAGCACCAACTTCTGGATCTACTTGTTTAATAACATTTTTAATTTCTTGTTGAACTTCTTTAAGCGTACTAGCAATTAATGCATCATCTGGACTTGAACTTTTATTATATTTAATTATTCTTTTACCTAAATTGCTGTATGCCCTTTTTAAATTTTCGCCTGTAAGCTGTCCTGTTTCATTATATTTTAATAAAAATTTATTTATTTCATTTTCAGCTTTATCAAATAATGGATCATCAATTTTAGCACCAATAGAATTTAACAATATTTCATCTACATTGTTTGTAAGGATTTGAGTGGCATTTGCATCTAATGTAACGCCCTCTAATACATCATCATATTGTTTAGAAATCTTGTTTGCTACAATCTTTAATGCATCACCGCCCATTTGCGTAGCATCATCTAATTTTTGCCCAATAGGTGTTAATGCATCATTAAAAGCAATTTTATTAAATGTTTCAAATTGCCTTGACCTTGCACCTCTTGGAAGGCTTCCAATTAAAGGTATACTTTCAAATGCATTCTCAAAAAATGTTCCTGCTTTACCTGTCAATTGCCCTAAAGTTAAATCCATACCCTTACCTTTAAGCAACCCTAAGTCTGATATTCTTTGTGTAATATTTCCAAAAGCACTTGGACTTAATGCGTTTATAACTTTATTACCAACTGCGCCTAAAGGTGCGCCAAAAATTGCACCGCCTAAAGCACCTTCACCCCTGTCTTGCAAATTGCCATCAGCCACTCCTGATCCATATATTGCGCCCTGAGTTGCACCAGTTACTGCACCTCTTTGCGCTGTTCCTGCACCGCCCATTATTTTGCTAATTAATGGAGCAAGTCTTGCTGTTGTAGCTGAAGTACCTGCTAATCCGCTTGTACCGCCTGTAAATGGAGATGCTAACAAACTTCCCATAAATGGTAGCATTGCACCACCCACTTCAGTACCTAAAGATGTTTTAGGAAATTTATCCTGAAAGCCACCAATTTGCTCTCTTTCACTTTCAAGAATTTTATTATAATCACCGCCTAACAATGCTCCTGCTCCTGCAACAAGTTCATCACCATAACCAAAAGTTAAACCTTGCCCTGCGGATCTAGCTACATTTGTAGGTGTAAGATTTCCTATTTTTTGATTTTTTTGCTGAAACTCCTCAACAGTAAAACCTTGTAATCTAATAAATTTGTCAATAGCTGATCTAGGCGCACCACCATCAATTAATTTTAAAACATCTTTCCTTGTTTCTAAAAAAGATCTAGCCATTACTTATCCTCTTTATCTAATATTGTTGAAATTATTTGATCATCACTCATTTCAGAAAGATCAGTTAGATTTTGATTTGTAGTTGTTGCGCCTGTAATTAAATTTGTAACCACAACTTCTGGGCGTAAATTATTTGCTTCAGCAATTTGCCTGTAAGTCATTTCTCTTTGTTTGTGCGTAGCTAATTCAGTTCTATACAATTCTTCAGATTGCCTTAAAAAATCTGCTCTTTGCGGAGCAGTCATTCTTTGACCATCTTTTGCTTTATTGTAAATACCAGTTATAACATCACCCCAACCTTTAGCATTTTCAACATTAGCAAATTCGCCTTCTCTAACTGTAGAAGTTGGATCTAATACTTTCATAAAAGCAAAGATCATTGCCATATCACCAGAAGCTGTGCCGTTAGCACTTGATCTAATTTTATTTATTGAAGAATTAATTTTAATAAATTCTTTACTGGCTTGCATAAATTCTTTTCTTAAACTTGCTTCCTGACTAATTTGTGTTTTGGAAATTCCTGCATCAGCATCTACACCGCCAATAGGCACTACTGTACCATCAGGTAAAACTTCAAAAAATTGATCACCTGCCTGCCTAATATCTTTTTCATATGCGCCAGTATAATCTTGCATAGCTTCACCAATATTACCTATTGTTGCGCCAATTCCTCTGTTTGTAACTCCAACTTGAGGTCTTGATAATTGTGCCAGTTTTGAAGCAAATTTTAAATTAGCCATTCTTTGCTGTTGATTTTGTGGATCTACAAAAGACATAGCACCACCTAATAAACCGCTTCCAATACCTTTTAATCTATCGCCCATAGTCATAGGCGGTGCTTCATAAAATGGTTTTGATACAGGCGTTGGAATGTTACTAAATTTTGGTTTTTGCAATGGATTTGGAGCAAAATCTAATTGATTTAGCAAAGTTGGATCAAACATCCCATCACTTAATGAAGAAGAAGATGGCTTTGGTTGTGGCGTATTTACGTTTGATTTAGGTTGGCTATTTTCCCCAGAATTTAAAAAAGGCAATATTTTAATAAGTTCTGCAAGGTTATCTAACATATTTGACATTATTACACCCCAAAATCAAATGGATTTAAAAAATTAAATGGATTGCCAGAACCAATATTTGCTAACATTAATAAAGTTGCCAACGCCTGACCGCCACCATCACTGCTTACTGGCTGTACAACTTCACTTCCAAAAGTGCCTTTATTAATTAAATCTGCATACTCATTTAGAAATGCAAATGGATTAGATTGTTCTGCGCTGTAACGTCTTACTGCATCATTAATATCAGCCTGATCATAGGCTTCACGCTCTTTACCAACTCCTGCTAGTACATTGTAATCTTGATATGGAATTGCTGATAATGCATCTGCCTGATTTAATAATCCATTTTGTATTGCCCTCTCATTCGCATAATTTCTATAAGCAATATCCTGCCCTGTATCCGCCATGCTATCAGTTAAAGTATCTTCTGCCCTGTTTCTTGCCTGCGCATATAAACCAGAACCTAATCTACCAGATCCTGCAAACTGGCTATCAATAGATGGCGCAACTGAAGTATTAAAATTTTCAATCATAGGGTTTGTAGCATTTGCAATCGCACCTTGAAGATATTGATTGTCACCTGACAAAAAATCCCCTTTTAAAGTAGACGTAGCCAAGTCAGTTAATGGCTTTGTCATTGGATTGCCTGCCATTGCGATATCTCTAATGCCAGATAAAGCTGTTTGCGTTTCTGGTGATGCGCCTGCGACAGTAGAACTTGGATAATAAGCTGACTGCCCCTGATTATAAATATTACCTGCCTGCCCTAATATGCTTTCTAAATATGGCTTTGCATATGCAGGGGGTTGCGTAATAGTTGTTTGCGATGTTGGATTGCTTCCGCCTAAACTCATGATTTTATAACTCCTTTGTCAGCACTACGGCTTCTTTTTTGTGATCTTGAAACACTTTTTCCCATCCTTTTCTTCCTAATATTTCGATTTTTTTACAGCCTTTACGTTTTGCCCATATCTGTATTTTTGGATAAATATCTAACAATTCATCCATCTTGCCACCTGCCAACCAAATCCTGCATGATTTGTATTTTGGGTATCTGACAATTTCTAAAATTCCTGCACTGTCTTTAAGAGCCACTAAAAAAGCGTGTCCGCTTACTAGCATTCCAAAAATATCTAAAAGAGAATGTGTCTTATGAATGTCAATTGCAGGTCTTAAAAATTCCGCGCATCTTAAATATTCAACACCTAATTTAAGAGGGTCTTTTTTACTGACAATCATGTGTAATTTAAAATTCTATTTTTCTTTTTCTTTTTTGCAGTTAATTTAGCTTTTTCAAATTGCGCATCAGTCGGTGCATTTTTGTTATTTTTATTTAACATTTTTTCACCAGATCCTTGTTTTATTCTTTGTCTTTTTGCATGAATATTTCGATACAATGACATTATACTCCTACCCTTCTTATAGCTATTTTGTGTGATTCACCGAATGTTTTTCCTGCTCGCATTAGCCTTTTCATTTCCGCCATATGCTTATTAGTGTGATGTACTTTGTGTCGTGCAAGTGCTTGCTCTTGCCTAGCAGTCAATTTTTTTTTCATGGTTATCCTAAAATTATATATGAGAAAAGTCTGGTATTAGAATTGTTAGCATGGGTTATAGTAAAAGTTTGTTTTGCCTGAGATGATACAAACATAGTACCGCCATATAATTCTGTAGCTGAAGCAGAACTTTTTGGCATAAAAATAATAACACTGTCAGCACTTGCTCTTAAATCAGATACTACTGTACTGGTTGCGCTGTTTGTTAAAGTTATTGAACCAGTAGCGTTGATTTTTCCTTCTACTAGATTGTTTACTACTTCACTAATTTGTCTGGCAGTACCGCCCATAAAAGGCAACTTCCTAAAATTAAAATTTGCCATTAACGCATTCCTAATGCATTTACTTCAAAATCTAATCCCTGTAATTCATTCCAACTGCCTGTAATATTTATTTTTGCCCTGTGATATTTTCCTCTAGATCTTATAGGTGCAAAGCCTACAGAATTAACACTGGAAGCAGTTGTAAAACTTACACTGTCTTGCGTATTATCTCTAGATGCAACGCTTACTGTAGGTGTTCCGCCACTATGAATAGGAAATACTTTATTAACCATTGTGTGCTTACCTTTCGACAATTCCTGTTCTGCCGATATAATTTCACCTGCTAAAGTTGCACCGCCAAAAGTCTGTATCTTTTTATCTTTTACCGCGCCAAAGAAATATGAACCGCCTTTATAAACTGCGCTATCTAATGACGATGGAAGCGCATCAATACTGGATGAAATGTTATCTAACTGTTCTAATGTGTAGCCTGTAGAAAAAAGCGGTACTAATAAATCACAAGCTACTTCCAAGTAAGACCATTTATCAACAGCATAATTATAAACCAATATTTTATCTGGCGTACTGGTTGTAGAATCATTGCTTGTAAAAGACCATAAAACTATCTGGTTTTGCGGATCTGAAGCGCAGGTTAAATCTTCTTTATAAGCCACATTAAATTGCTCATAAAACCATCTATTAACTCTTTCTGCGCCAATATTTTTAGAGCCATTACCATCAAACATATAAAAGCCATCATCTGATAAATAAAACACATTATTTCCAATGGCTGTTACAGAACCATCTACTGCACAACCTCTTTGAGTTTCAACAGCATCAAATTGCCAGACTAATGGTGAACCAACAAAAGTACATCTAAATATTCCACGCTCACAAAGTATTGTTCCATATTCACCGCCTACAATACCCTGCACTTTTCCATAGCCGTAAAGATCTTGAAAATCAGATAATGTTGTAGCAGATACTGCCCAAGAAGTATCATTACCTAAACCAGACCATCTAACCCTGTTTGATACATTCCCATCAACGCCATCATTCGTATTGCCTACCATGACAAAATCCCTGATAGTCGCAATGTATTTTGCTTTTGGAGCATCTGCTGATAAATCAGAATAAAGTCCAGAAGCGTTAGAAGTTATTTTTTGAATATTATCATTATAATTTGTAGCAATTACTCTTTCACCAAATTGCGTAAATCGCCATTTATTTCCTGTGCCAGTTGAATATCCACCAGATTTAGATATATCTGTTAATGAACTATCAGCAGAATTAAACTTATAAATTTTGCCACTATCTCCTGCATAAATAGCTGTATTATCATCAAAATCTTTTGAAGCGTATGCACCTAATATTTTATTAGTTGCTACACCAGAGTAAGGTGAAAGACCATTAAAAGATCTATAACCATCAGCGGAAGGAATGCAATTTTTTGCCTGTATAACGCCTTTGTTTGCTGTTTCTGGTTGATCTGGCAACCATTGACCAAAACTTATCATTGCACACCCCAATTTTCATTATTTTGCGCCTGATTATTCCATGATGGATTAGCAGGGTTGTTATTTGTCCAACTAACTGAATTGTCAGTTGTATTTGTCCAAGTGACAGCGTTATCTGTGCTGTCTGTCCATGTAACATTTGTGTCAGTTACATCTATCCATTTTTCACCTAAAACTTCAGATACAGATGTGCAAATAGCATTGCCATTAAGTGAAGCTGAACCTAAAGTAATTATAGGTGATAAAGATGTAGCTGTTGCAGTTCCATTTGCTGTTAAAAGAACTCTAATTTCAATTTGATTAAGACTTGTACTTGCATCGCCTGTAATAGATGTACTTGCATTTAAAACTTTTAAAGCATTATTTGATGTACTTGCATCTCCAGTGACACTTCCAACACCAGTAAAGATACCAAATGCATTATTTGTTGTACTTGCATCACCTGTAATAGATGCAGTCGCATTTCTTATTCTAACAAAACCATCAGCAATAGTTGCGCTTGCGCTTACAGATGCACCGCCAAATAAAACCCTGATTGCTTCACAGCTTGTACTTGCATCGCCTGATATTGATGCACTTGTAATTAATACCTTTAAAGCATTATTAGTAACACTGGCATCACCTGATAAACTTGCACTAGCCGTTATTTGAACAAAGCCAGTTGCAATTGGCTTTTCACCTAAACTAAATACAGAAAGCATTTTTAACTCGGCTTAGTTGGAAATGTCACATTATCTAAATCTTCAGCTTTTGTAATATCTCTTAAATCTTGCCTATACTTTCTCCAAGCAGTCGCATCGCCACCATTGTCAACGAGAGTGTTTATTTTATGGTCAGCTTCTAATAAGAGTGGCTCTCTTTGCATTCTAATTAAATCTAGTTTTTGTTGTTTTTCTAATTCTGGAAGTGCATCATTATGCTCTTTGGTTTTTTTATTTTCTTCAGCTTCTTCTTCATCAGTTAAACTAACTTCTTGTACACCATTTATTCCTATAACTGCTTTTTTCATAATTTAAACAACCCCAAAAACTCTGTAATCTGCACTGGCAATATTTCCTGAACTTAGATAAAAAGTAAAATAATTAAGAGGAACATCTCTAGCATCGCTCCAATACAACATACCCTGAAATTGAGTAAGAGATTGCCACATTGGGTAACCACCAAAGTTCATACCTTCAGCAAGTAAAAGTTTGTAACAAGTTGTGCTACTTGCATTTGGTAACATAATATTGAAAAATGCATTCTCACCATTTGCATTGCCAAATTTATTATAGGTATTAGCATTTAAAACTATCTGAGTATTACTTGAACTAGTTGTTGCAGTCATACCTGAGTTATAGGTAGCATTATAATACCCACCAACCCAGTCACCTCTGTAGCGATAATTACTTACAGTAGTTGGTGAGTTATTAATTCCAAACTTAATATAACCTGAGGTATTATCAGTAGCTGACTTCAAATTTCTTAATTCTATTCTGTACCCAATAAAATCAGTTGTTATAATTGTATTGTTAAAATCTATTGATGCTACATCACTAACACTACCACTAGCGATTAGTAATTCGCCTACAGTACCACTGGCATTAGGTAGTTTGATAGTCCTGTCGGATGTTGGGTCTACAACATCTAAAAATGTTTCATTAAAATCGTTAGTAGCACCTTCAAACATGATAGTTTTTCCAGCTCGTAATTTTAATCCACCGCTATTAATAAATACATCTTCACTTCCACTTGCACTTACAGATAAATTTCCAGTTACATTTACGCCATTTGTGTTTATTCTTAACCTTTCATCAGTTCTGCTAAATGAATCGTCTACTGCACCAGAAGTTGTAGTTGAAAATGATATAGCAGTTGGATTAGCAGTAGCAGTAAAATCGGCTTCTGCTACGAATTGAATCATTGCACCATATTCATCTGCATCACCACCATCTGTATCACCAGTAGCTTTAGCACGAATCGTTCCTAGTGGTTCAGTGGCTTGTACACTAGTGTCACCTTTTTTAGAAAGGTTTAGTGTGCCACTCCTTGCACCTGTACCAGATATGTCTATAGAACCCATTGATAATATTGTTTGATAACTTGAAGTGCCAGTGCCATCAAGACCTGCACCTATTTTAAGATGAGCAAGACCTGCACTACCTATATTTAAACTACTTTTACCCCCTGCCAGTGAAGTAAAACGAAAATATTCTTCTGTATTTCCAGTGCCAGTTCCATTTCCATTAATAACTGGTAAATGTATTCCCATGCTAGTGCTATTATGAGTATTATCAAAATCTTCATTAGCATCCACAGTTAATTTAGCTAACACATTATCTGCTACACCATCATCAGATTCTTCTGGTGCTTGAAATTCTAATTCACCTATTGTATCGCCATTGGCTATAGCAGTTTTTTGATTATGTAATTCAACAATAGGGTGTGAAGTAGTAAAACCTTGTACAGTTAATTTTGGGTTAACAATTACCTGAGTGTTTTTTATTAATAATGGTACAAGATCAGGTGCAGGATCACTTAAAAAATTACCCTTAACAATAAATTCAAATTGAGTGTATACACTGTGTCCAAGAATCTCACCTAAATCGTAATTATGTACACTTGTTTTTATTCTAGCTATTTTATCATTTACTGGCGCTCCATCAGCTTCGTCTGGTGCTTGAAAATGTATTTCACCTAAAGTGTCACCATCTAAAACAGTAGTGTCAGAAGTTTGTAATGTTAATATTGCACCATCAGGAGATTTAATAACGGCATCATTATTTTCATCTTTAAAAATTAATTTATCAGATGGAAGTGTGCAGAAAATATCTTTAGCACTTGTATCCGCCCAATTTACAGCTTGGTCAGTTGTCGAATTTGCTACATCTTTAGCTTGCAATATTGTAGTTCTTGCCAAAGTGTCAGGAGATGCATCAGTAAAAGTGCCTATGCCAATCTCAAAACTTGTTCCATCAGTACAGCAATAATAAGTGGTATTGCCAGTGCCAATTTCTAAAAAACCCTCAAAGCCAGTTGTTGCGCCACCTAATTGATAGGTAGCAGTTCCGCTTGTACTTGTAGTTTCTCGAACCCTATCTTTTATTATTAAAGCCATAAAATTATGATTCTGTAACTGTTAAACCTGTTGCGCTAATTTTTAATGTGTCTGTGTCTGCTATCGTCTTGCTCGCTGTTAATGCGCCATGATAAAGTAAATTTCCACTTGAAACTGCATCAAAAATTCCAAAGTGTGTACAAGTACCAAAAGCACCACCAGAAGCTGTAAATTCGATTGCGCTTGAATTGCTTGTACTGCCACCAGATGCAGAACTAAATGTTGCTACCTTTCTTGTGTAACCACTCCCAGATACTTCTGTGCCAGATCCTGCATCAGTCGGATCACTTGTAAATAATCCAACATAAACATTAGATGGCGCACTTGTTGATGAAGTACCTAAAAAATGATCAAGCACTTTTAATTCTAAATAATTTGATTTTGCCATTTTTTACCTCAATGTAATTTGTCTTTGATATGAAGAACGCATTTGCAAACGCCCCTGAGAATAAGTTGAACGCTGTTCATCGTAGCGCACACTTTCTAACGCAGTATTAAATTTTGTGTTGTAAAGTTGAGCGTTAGCCGTATCCAATAAATAATCATAGGCACTATTTAAAGCACCATATAAATAAATATCAGGACTTCTGATTAACAATGTTGTTGAAGTGTTTGCATCGCTCAAAGCATCGACATTGCCAATATAAATAATCTCCGCTGTCATTGCAGAATCTGGTTTTGGTCTTATTTTAATTTCCTGCCCAACAATAGAGTATGAAGCAGGCGTTCCAGAAGCATTAGAAGAATATTCTTGATCAAGCATATCAGGTGATAAATATGTTAGCGTTACAATAGGCGTTTGATTTAATTTTACGCTTCTAATCTGCCTTAAATCGCTAGGAAGTGATACATACTCATTGCCTGACGTTAGTGATGCTGTAGCACGTTTTTCCTGCTCCCTTGTTTCTAGTTCGCGGTTTATGCGTGCTTCTGCCAACTCAATAAACTCTGGTATTCTGGTTGTTAAGTCATCTCTTGCCAAAAAATTAGCAACAGCCGTTTTAAGTTCTGAATATGTGTTTATACTCATACCAATCTTCCGCCACTTGTTCTAAAATATTTATTGTCAGGATCTTGAAGCCATTTTTTCCAATCTCTTGGATTATCTTTAGGATTTCCAAATTTTTGTAATAATTCAAAATATAATGGCATAGGTATCTCAGCAATTTTTTGCTTATGCTTTTGAGTGTTGCCTATTAATTGATTTGGCTTCCATTCAGCTTCTTCTCTTTTTGCGCCACTTAATACAGGATCTATATTAACTTCTGTTTGAATGCCTAAACCATCCGCATCATCAGTTAAGTATGTTTTTTTGCCTGTAAGTGGATCTGAAGATAATAACTTTTTACCCATTATAAAATCCTTAAATCTAGTTGGTGGGGGATAAAAATGACACCCCTGTTAAAAATACCCCCCATAAAAGAGGGCGGATAAACCGCCCCCTTATTTTTAGTATCTACGATGTAGATAGATCAAAAACAGCACCATGTGCTTTAGGTGCTTTGATAATCAAACACCACTCAGAAAGAATTGCAAATTTAGTCGCATCGCCTGTTGGAGCAATGTCTACAGTTTGCATCATACGATTCGGAAGATGTCCGATTGAGTAATAATCAGAATCAACTAAGAAAATTTCAGAGTTGTTTGCTGATCTATCAACAACGGCTGATAATTCACCAAAGTCTGTGAGGTATATAGAAGCTGAACCTATAATGCTCATTTCTTTAGCTGAAGTCATATGCAATTCATTGGATACGACTGAGCCAGAAGAAAGATCACTAAAAGCGACTTTATTACTTGGACTTAGAACAAGCATATCTGGCTTGCCACCATCATCAAATGCTGACTTCATAGCATTGTCGATAAGTGCTAAAGATAACGCTCTATCATTACCAGATAAAGTAGCTGTATCAGAACCATCACCAGTAGCAACTGCTGAAGTTGTTCCTGCTGTTGAAAAATCAGCGTTAGTAATCCAAGTGATTAAACTTGCTGTCTTTCTAGGATCTGAAGCAGATCTTGCAGTGTTAGAATAAAGATACTTATTTATATCTCTACGCTGTTCAAGTCCTTTTATTACTTTCACATCATTTGTATTCGCCTTAGTTCGCTAAACTAAAACCGATCTTACGATCTGCTATATATTACTATATAGATTAGACTATATCACATCCGCTAATTGCGGATTGGTGCGCTTCCACTAGGCTTCTAGTGTACTCCTTTCGGATAGTCGTTGCTCCTTCCTTTTTCAAGGCTTGGATCAGGATTATCCCCAACATCATTTGGTAGGACTTCCCCTGAGTTCACACCATTTATACTGCGCTAGTGTAAAGTTAACGCAGTTTCTTTATCTCTACCTGCTTTGTCCACCACATCGAGTGTACCAGAAATTGATCCTGCATTAGCAGAAATCTGGCAGTAATTGCCAAGTCTGGTTGTTGCAGTTGGGTTAACATAACTGTAATCAGCACCTTCATTCTGGTAGTTCGTTGCACTAGCACTTGCTAATTCTTGAACTTGCCATTCATGGAATACGCCTTTTACGACTTCCTTTTTTGCATTTGAAAAAAGAGGTGTTTCTGATGGATCAATTTTTGAAATAATATTTGAAAGATCCTCACGCTCACCGATAGCGTTTGCGGTCTTGTAAGTTGCCATTATAATATCTCCTTATTAATAGCTATTGATTTAATAAAAGACTGACTGCATCATCAATCTTTCCAGATTTAGTAAGTTTTGCTAAAGCATTATCTTTAGCTTTGTTTGCGTAATCATTTTTAGTAGTCGGAGTTCCACTTTTTGCTTTTGTAGGTAAAGGCTTTTTCTTTTGCTTTTCTACCTTAACTTTCTTCATATTAGCTTGAAGATCATCATAGGCTTTTGCCTTCATCAAGAACCTTATGGCATCAGCAGACCCATTATCATTAAGATCTTGGATTGCCTTTTCTGTTAAACCCTGTTCAAGCATATAATTTTTAAGACCTGAAACGGCTTGATTCTTAACTACAGGATCTTGCCATGTTGGAAAGTAATCCATTAGCTTTGAATTTTCATTTTGCAAATGCTGTTGTCTGGCAAGTAACATATCGTATTGTTCCTTTTCAGCTACGGCTTTTCTTTGCTCTTGAATATGCGCTAATTGCTTTTGACCTTCTTCCCATTTAGTCTTAACCAGATTAAATCTTTTAGGGTCTAACTGTTGTGATAATTCACTCCAGTTTGGCTCTTGCCTAGCTTGCGTTAGGACTTGTTCCGCTTCTTTTAACGATTCAGAAAGTTTTTGCTGAAGTTCAAGAGTTTGACCTTGTTCTGCTTCAAATGCTCTTTTCTGTTCTGCAATTTCCTGTGTTTTTCGCGTGTAATCAGACTGACGTAATCCTCTATTTTCCCATTCTTTAGCAATCTGTTCCGCGTTCATCTTTGCTCCATCCAACTCTAGGACAAACTCAGATTCGCTTTCTTCTTGCTCTTCCTGTTCAACTTCAGTTTCTTCACCTGATTCGGCTTCCACTTCCTCAGTTTCTTCTGTCGCTTCTTCTTGAGTTGCTTCAGTTTCTTCTTCAGTTATTTCTGCCTGTGCTTCTTCAGCACCTTCTTCTTCTTTACTTACGTTATCCTCAATAGGCGTATTTTCATTTAGAAGAACTTCTACTGCATCACTTTGAGTAAGCAATCCAGTTTCATTTCCAGTTCCTTGAAATAAGTCAGGAGTATTGGACATTATAAAACCTCATAATAAATTAAATTATTTTCGTATTCCCTGCATAAATCGGTCAGCAACTTTTCCATCGTCTATACAACTCTGGATTTTTAGTTGGACTTCTCTTATTGCATTAAGTTGGTAATACGCTTCTTCCCTTCCCTTCGTATCTGAAGGAATGGAATTTCTTATTAAATCCAGTAATTCTTTTTCAATATTTTCAAAAATATTTTTAAAAAGTGGATTTTCTTTTAAACTTTTAGCATCAATACCTGTCTGTATATCTTCCCTTGCCTGCCCCTCATGCATTGTCAAGCAAGCCTTGTAATTGTTTAAATCCTCTTAAATCAATTTCTTCCTTAAAGTCACTTGGTCTAAATGCAACATTCTGCATATAAGCATTGTTAGCATCCTTAAACGCCTGTGAGTAGCTGTCAGGTGTTTGATTTAGCATATTAGGTCTTATGTAAAGTCCTTCTGGGTTTGGTGATGGCTGTGGTGCTGTGGGCGTTAATATAGGGTTTGGCATTGGCGTTGGTTGCTGTCCTGCACCCATCATTGCCATTGCAGTAGCCATTTGCTGATCACCATCATTATCTTTTCCTTCTTCAAAACTGCCAGTAAATTGATCTACTCCAAATATTGATTTTATTAATTTACTCATTGGACTAATCTCACCCATAGCCTGAGAAAAACCATAAGTAGGTGATTCATTAGCAGGCACTGGTGACTGATTAAGGTCTAAACTTTGAAACATAGATTTATTATTTCTTATATCTTGGCTTTGGTCTGCCATTCTTTTGGCTGTATTGTAATCTCCACCTGAAGCATTCCAAAATTTCATAAAATCATTTTCATATTCCGACATATTGCCTAGTGCTTGATCTGCATTAGCCTGCATATTTGCAATGCTTTGATCTGCTTGCGAATTTGAGGATAAATTGGAATTAATATTATTGGATGGCTCATAACCATATTCACCCTTTAGATCAGAATTAGTAAAAGTTCCATCAGAAAGATTAGTATTAAAAGTTACCATAAATCACCTATGCGTTTGGCAGGTTAGTAGATACTTCTCCACCGCCTGCGCTTATCTGTTGCTGTCTAAGAGCAATTTCATTAGCAATTTCTTCCCTGCGCAGTTGCAGTTTTTCCCTTGCTATTTCTCGCTCTAACTCTATTTTTAATTTCATTTCTTCACGCTTTAATTCCAGTTCCGCCTGCATCTTTCTTTCTTCCATTTGCATCTCAGCCTGCTCTTTTTGCATCTGCGCCTGCATTTGAATTTCCATAGGATTAGGTTGTGGCGGTTGTTGACCTTGCGGTTTAGGTTGCGGTAAAGAAAAGAATTGATCAGTATCTTTGAAGCCGTTCAACTCTGCCATTCTTTTTAAAGTATTTATGTACTGATCAGGTTTAACGACTTCATTTTCAACGCCTAATGTCTGCATGATTTGTTTTTGTTCTGCCAGTATGACAGCCAGACCGCGCATCTGTTCATCCTCAGAGCCACGCCCAAGTCCAACTTCTACCTGTAAATCGAATTCACTATCCCACTCAGTCGGATCTATAGGAACAAAATCATTTCTTAATCTTATGATACGTTTCTGGTTTGAATATTTTGTAACAAGGTGAAAGATACCTTTAAACAAATCTTTTACGCCAGTTTCTGCAATTGTTCTGGCATACATCTCAATTTTAGATTGTGCGCTTTTAATAGAATGATTGACTGCGCTTGCAGTCGTTGATTGTAACGCTTCTGCATCTAAACCCATAGAAGCCTTACTCATGCCTGTTCTTTCTTCTTTTACCTTATCAATTTCTGCCATAAGAGGTAAAATCTGATTACCAACCGCAGGAACATTTAAAGGCTGTACTGCACCCATCTGGCGCACCCTGACAACTCCGCCTGCCACATTATCTAATAAATCATCAAAATTTACAGCACCTTCGACAGCCTGAACTCTGGCATTATTGACTGCATATGTATTGTCTAGATATTGCCTTAAAAGAACAGACTTAATTCTTTGCAGGTCATGCGTTAAATCATAAATAGATCTGCCTACCATCCTGTGGGGCATCAGTATAGGTGATATGATAGCAAAAGGTATCTGATCACATGGCATGGTTTTTAAAATATAACTTGCTTCATGTCCGATAGCGCAGACTTTTGTTAATTCTGCAATGCCATCATCATTCAGATCTGTCTTTAAATAAATCTCATAATAGTCAACTAACTGCATAGAAGGATCTGAAGAAATTTTTCCAGAACTAGATTCTACATCTTGGAATCTTATCTGCTTTTCATTCTCAGTTTCATCTTCATTATGCCCAGAATACTTTTCTATTTCTTCCCTGTCGTATCCCATTGCAACCAAATCTGACACAGACATTTTTGATCTGTGGCAAATAAAATGCGCATCCTCTAACGATTTCGCCCTCCTGTTAAATAAAAACTCTTCTGGCGGTACGTTATCAACTTTAATTTTTTGCGTACTTTTCTTGCGATTAATTTTAACATCATGCGTGGATGGCTGATCAATCTCCATACCTTCTGGCGTTTGGATTGTGGCTTCGGTGGCTTGATGTTCGACAATTGTGACATCTGGATTGCTCGTAAGCAGGCTATACTCATCATCGGTTAAATCTACATACTCCTCTTCTGTTGTATCCTCTTTTTCATCTACATAAAACTGCACAACGCCCATACGATATAAAAGGCTATCTTTTAACCAGTTATAAAAAATTCGGAACGCATCATTGTCATTATTAATAATAAAATTAACGTAATCTGTAGCCTGTTTAGCTTTGGGTTCATCTTCTGAAGTCCTGCCAACGAAACGCACATAATCATCACCGCTTGTAAAAATACGCAATAATGATGGCATAATGCTATCAATTGTGTCAGCTACAACTGTATCAACTACATTAGATTTACCATCTACTTCATTGCCAAATGGCTCACCCAGATAATAATCTGTTGCTTCAATTCTATTGCTTGTAAACTCAGTGTCTGAGTAATTTGTTGCATCAGTCAATTCATCTGAGATGATAGACTGTAGTTTTTCTTTATCCATTAAAATCCTCAATGTCTTTAATGTTTACTGATCTTAACATTTCCATCGCTTCTTCTGGCTCTATGTTTGCTTTTTGTGATGCATTAACAAATGCAATGATTAAACTGTTTGCAATCTCTTCCCAGTTAGCGAATTCGGACACATGAAGTCCATTCAAATACATAATTACTGCGCTCGCTGATTGCTCTATCTTTTCCTGATCTACTACCTGCACTTCTATATTCATGTGTTTTTTAGGAAATTCTATTATTTTACTCATATTTATGCGTTTTTATTTGTTTTTATTTGTTTTTACTCTTGTTTTATGTGTATTTAAATATTATATTAACTATAAGTTAATTAATAGAGAGGGTATTATGACTGCTTTAGAAACAAACCAAGAATTTCCATTTTTTGTAGATGTAGGTAATCAAGGTAAATTGTATACTTTGCGTGCTGTATGTCCATCATCCAGATACTGGTCTGATAGATCTACATTTTCTACTCATGTTGTGTCATTATCTAGTAATTATGACACTGCTATTAAAAAAGCTAAACAATATGCTAATGATCATAATGTAGCACTTGAAGTTCCAGAAACTCTTCCAAAAACTTTAATAAAAATTACTCAGCGTTCATCAGAAGAAGTCGCTAAAGAAAAAGCTATTATTGCGCACCAAAACTTTATGTTGACCGAACTTGCTTCACTTAGAAGAATTAGAAGCAATGTAAAAAATGGCTTTTATAATATCAATAAATTAAAAACAAAATATACATCTAGCCATGTAGGTCAAATTGATGATCGTATCGACTTTGACTGCACTTTAGAATTTACTCACAGCTTTGTATCGTATTATGGTGTTAGCTTTCTTAACAGCATGAAAGATGCCAACGGCAATGTCATCACCTACTTTGGTAGCCGTTCATTAGGCGAGAAAGGTGACAAAATTACTTTTAGTGCTAAAATCAAAAAGCATGATGAATACAAAGGCATTAAACAAACTATTATCCAAAGACCAACTAAAATCAAAAACCATACAAGGGAGTGGTAAAATGAGATTAACAAAAAACGAAAAAACAATAATTAGTGTTTGCAGAAGTTTAACAATATCAGCGCATGGCGTTGACATTGACGAAAGTTTAGGCGGTTGGTTTTTCCAAGATATCTGGGATGCCTGCACAAACCAATTTAGTGAAGAACAACTCAAAGGCGTAATTGGTAGCTTAGTAAAGAAAAAAATTCTTGAAATAGACTACCCAGATGAACATAGAGTTTCAGCAGGTTCTGCCACAACCGAATATTACTTTAACAATCTATGTGAATGGTATGATGAAACTTGCAAGAAGATAGATGAAGAATATAAAAAACAACTATCTACAGCTTAAACAACCCAATTAAGGTCTGGGCGGATACTATTCCGCCTATTCCAACTTCCTAACTTCCCACTTCCAAAAGCACCATGCATAGCAAAAGTAAGCAGAAAAGCATCCGCGCAATCTGGTGACCTTAAACCGCGCTTTTTTAATTGATCTTTACCTTCGACTTTCAATTTGCCACTAGACAAATATTGATACTTCACAGCCGTTAATTCTTTAATCAAAGTTGCATCATCTGGCATTTTGCAATCTTTAGCTTCAAAAAACTCCCTAGCCTTCCACCAGAGTTCATCTCTTAACCTGCTAAACTTCTGCCCAAGTGCAGGACTTTCAGCAACATTAATTCCTACCGCAGGCAGATCCAGTTCTATTAGTCTATCAACTAATCCTGCACCTAAACCAATACTATCAATAAAAATTTGCGATGGCTTCTCAGGATATGGCGTTGCTTCATACTCACTTAATACAATGCCTGCCGTAGACATTAAATCCTTTCCCTGCCATGTTTTTACCTTTTCCAGTAAATAACCGCCCTGACGCTTCGCCAAAGCCGTTCTATCATCTCCATACCTTGCAGGATCAACGCCCCAAACAACAGGCGCATATTCGTCACGCTCAACTTCTCTTTTAACTGCACTTTCAACCAAATCCAATCCAATAAGTGTATCATCGTCAGATGTACTAAATTCACCCAATACGCGAATACGAAATACATTTGACTCTTCACCATACTTTTTTGCCATGTCCTGAATAAATTCATCACTGACATAATCTCCATCTCTTGATGAAACTGTTTGCAAATGCCAACTATCACGCATTGTGTGAAAGCATTCGTAAAAGAAGCCACTAGAGCGTGTAGGATTGCCTGCAAGCACTATCTTCGCGTTAGGAGTAGACAAACTCCCAGAAGCTGTCTCAAAAATAATATCTGGAATTCCTGAACTTTCATCGCAAACTGCTAACATATTCTGCGAGTGAAATCCTGCTAACGCTTCTGGATTTTCTCTACGGCTAACCCTGTAAGATAAAAAACTATCTGGACTGCCTTTTAAAGCCACCCTGTCCTGTTTAAACTCTAACTGATCTAGAAAGCCTTTAGGTAGCTGTTTAGACCATTTCTGTACATCGTTAGCCAATACATCGTGAAGCTGTGATGCGGTGTTTGCAGTGGCTACAATCTTTGCAGGAATGCGTGTTAATAAAAACCATAAACACAGCCAAGAAAGATATGTAGATTTGCCTACACCATGTCCAGACTTGATCGCAACCTTATTGCTTTTAACAACAGCGGTTAATGCTTCTATTTGCCATTTCTGGGGTTCTGCTTTTAATACAGTGCGCACAAATAATACTGGATCATTGTGCAGTTTTTTTAGAATTTTTTTAAAATCATCTGACATAGTATGAGGATGGTAATTTTTTTTCCACTGGGGGGGCGTGTGTCCGAAAGGGGGGGGGTAAAATTCAGCTATAATAAACTAAATCCCCTATATTACGCCATCAATTTATAACAATATCAATTACTTAGGCTTATTAGTTCTGGTCTTTTTCTTTTTCTTCTTATTGCTAGTGTACATTCTTGCCTGCTTTCTGTTCATGCGCGCGTAGTGCGCCCACTTGTGATTTTTCTGCTTCCTGCTCTATTACTTCTTGGACTTCCCTCAACGCATCTACATAACTTGTTTCATGTTTGACCTCCATGCGCTGTATATCTCCATACACTTTAGGTGCAAGCTTACTGCTCACCCATTTCAATCCATCAATAGCAACTCTTCCTGCATTAGCATCAAGCGTTCCATTAACAACCTGATCTATTATCTCACTGATCTTATCAGCATAGACCTGCCCTCTACTTTCCATCGCTAAAGAATAAGCACCTGCAAACTGGGTATTCTGATTCAACTCTCTTGATACCTGTGACCAACTGCACATATCTTTATCTTTACAAACAGATCTTGCGCTTCTTCCTTCACCTATTCTTTTGAGGAACTCATTCTGCATTGCCTGCTGAAATGTTTTTGCTCTTGCCATAATCAATCCATAAAAAAAGGAGCAGAGAAAAGTTATAACTCTGCCCCTAAAGTTTATCTTCTAGGAGGAATAAATATAAAAAATGCCTATTATACTTATCTTAATAATTTAGATATACTACTGCGCGGACTTAGACAAGTAAAAAAAACTTCTATATTGACATATTAACCTATAGTTAATATATATTATTAGTATTTAAATGTTATTAGAGGTTATTATGCTGACAAAAGAAACATCGAAGAAGTTATTATTAAAGCACATATCAAAAGCAACTCCTGATCCATTAGACAGATCCATAGGCAGGATATATCATCGCACTGTATTCCAACGCATGAAATGGTGGGAAAGTCTTTTACTGCATTTCTTTACAAGCTGTATGATATTACTTTGCATCTACCTTCTGCTTGCGTAACTCAGCTACTCTATTAAAAGCATTCTCTAATGCATCTAGGCAAAAGCGTAGTATATCAATAGCACTGCGCTTTGACCTGCCTACATTCTCTGCCCATTCAGTTGCCATCATATTGTAACAACAAACATTCTCAACAACTTTAAATATTTCTTTACCCATTTCTCTAGACAATATCTGTAAATCCCTTCTCGCGATTGCAGATCTGTCAGTGCCATTATCATCATGCCCAGAAGGCAGTAAGTCCCATTTCATTGTTATGTTCTTCTCCAAGCCTGCTATGCGCCATAAAGTATAAAGCCTAAGACCAACTGCATATTGCTCTTTAGTAATGATACTATTCCTGATGTAATAATCCAGAGCAGTACCATCAACAACTATTCTCTTTCTCTTTCCGCCCTTCCCAGTTCTTTCTTCAATAGTGTTATGTTGTGTCCGCTCATAAGTAGGAAGTACATCTATGTCAGCCTGTTCCTGCTTCTTCTTCTTAGGCATTGTCATATTCCTCTTGAATAATCTTCCCTTCTGCCAACAAACTACGCAATGCAAAATCATGGTTGCGTTTTAATCTTCCTCTAAACCATTCATCTGATTCATTCCATTGCTTTAAAATAAAATCATCATCCTGCTTTATAGAAAATGGTATTACCTGTTCAGCTTGTGGTGGTTCATATGTCCAACCTTCTTGATTAAGCCATGTCAGTACATTCTTAGCGTATCCATCCTTTACAGTCTGGTCTTGCTTATACAATCGCAAACCCTTCATCAAATCATCAAAAGATACACCGCCTTTTAAAACCTTTTTAAACTTTTCATAAATCTTTGTACCGCCAATCCATGTGCTTCTATTATTAGATCTTGGATATTCTAATTTAAATTCCTGAAACTCCTTTTCATATTCTTTTTCTTTTTTATATATTTTTTCTTTATATATATAACTTAGGTTATTATTACTTATTATGCGACCGCTCTCGCGAACAATGGGAGTATCGGATGTTCGTGTTTGCGGACAATGGGGCTTTTCTGCCAGTTTTGTATCATATACAGTATATTCAGAACCGCGCTTTAATCCTTTAACAATGTTAGCCTTTCTGGTTACATAACCTGCATCAATCAGCTTCTTTAATATTGTATAAACCTTAGTCTTACCCCATCCAAAACGCTTGCCCAGAAACTCAGCCTGTATCTTCCAATTACTAGGCTTGCCAATCAAATAAGTTAACATACCTAAACACTCACAGCTTAGATCTTTATCTTCCATAATAGCGTTAGGAATAACAGTGTAATCAGTCGTATGTTTGGAGCGTTTAATCATATCCAGTTAACCTTACTGGTGTAGCTAACATTGTATAAGTTCCACACAAACCATGCGTAGGCAGTTGTGCCAGTACCTTTTATATCCTGATCACCGCGCCAGATTGTCAATCTTCTGGAAAAGACATAAACATTTGTTGGCGGATGTTTTACAAATATATTTTCTTTTCTCCAAATACCTTCCAGAAAAGCAAGCCTTAATAAAAACGCAAACTTTCTGGGTTTTAATTCTATTGCTTTTAAAACAAAATCATTTGCCAATTTAAAAGGTGGGTTTGTAATAATATCGCAATTAGTAAAAGGTAACTCTTTAAATTTTAAAAAATCCTGATTGCTTTCACCATAATCATAATCAAATAAATCAGTGTTATATGTTTTATAATTATGTTTCTCTAATACTTTGCTGATTGATCCATCACCACTTGCACACTCCCAAACAATAGGCGCAAACATTTCACGCGCTAACAATGCCTGAGTAGCTATTTCTGGTGTTGGGTAATAATCCTGCTTATGCCTGCTCATTATCTGCCCTCTCACCGCTACAGCATTCACTGACCACAACCTTGCAGGTTATGCACTGATAATGTCCATGAACATTAACCACAGTTAAAGCGGTCTTACAAAGCGGACAAAATTCTAATTTTTTAACTGTTTCTGTTTCAGAATTTTCCATAAATCTTCAATGTTATTTAAAAACTTTTCTTCTAAACCCCATGTTTTTCCATGACCTAAATCGACTTCTTTAGATTTAAATTTAAAATCAACGCGACTACACCATCCAACAACCTCAATTTGCTTGCCTTTCTGCCTGCAAAAAACAGCAACATCAGATCTAAATTTATCTAAATTCCTAAACAAAAGCATTCTGGCATTCTCAAATCCTGTCTTTACATCTATTGAGCAATCACCAAAAAACATATCAACACCATCATCATGCCCAATAGCGTTGGCAGTCCAATCTAGATCAAACATCTTAGCGACAGCCATTTCTCCGCGCACTCCAAGCAAATCCAGATCAGATCTGTTAACAACCTTCTGATTATTTAAGCCTGCATATCTGGCAAAAGAAGTTCTGGCATTGCCTGCTTGCGCACAAAGACTTTCTTCTGATCTGGATAAATTAACAATCACTTTTGATTTGCTAGTAGTTCAAAAAAATCATCTAAATCAATCAGGATAAGTTCGGACTGCCTGTCAGCTTTAATAACAAGCGCATCGTTATCACCTTTCCACTTGTAAAGATTTTTAAAACCATCCGCCCTGCATTTTACTTCCATAACCCATTCATCAGCACCTTTTTTAGATGAAACAATTACGTCACCTTTAATGCTACCACCGCCACTAAGCGGAATGCGTATTGCGTGTAATCCATGAATATCAGCTTTCTTTCTGATATTATTCTCAGTGCGGTAGCCTTTATCTCTACTGAACTTTCCCATCATACCAATCCACTGCTTGCACTTTGTGATTTGTAAGCCTTTGAATAATTGCTATCTTGTCACCTCTGGGATAACCTAAACCGCTATACCATTTCCAGAATGCAACATCAGAAACTACTATTCCTTTTTCAGCCAACATCTCTTTAAAAAAGTCTTTTGTGATCTGTTCTTCTTCTAAATATTCTTTTAATTTCATCGCTAACCTCTAATTACGCATAAACTAGAAGTTAATAAATGTGTTGTCAAACAATTTTGAATAATATATGCTTCTATTAACTTATAGTTAAAACAAATAAA